TAGGAGTAATTTCCTCTATAGTTGGAATTGTTGTAGGTGTTGTGGACGGAGTACTAAAGGTACTAACCGGAATTATAACCTTCATAACGGGAGTATTTACAGGAGACTGGAGTAAGGCGTGGGAAGGCCTAAAAATGATAGTAAACGGAATAGCGACAGCTATAGGCTCTTTCTTCCACGGCATATTAGACGGTATCCTTGGAATTGTCCAAAATATTATTGATACGATAGCAAGTATCAAGCTTCCGGAGATACCGGCGACTGATCACACCGGAAGAACGCTTGGAACACTTCCTAAAATGGCCAGCGGAACAGATAACTGGGTAGGCGGTCTTGTTCAAGTCAGTGAGCGTGGCGGAGAAATATTAGACCTTCCTCGAGGTACAAGAATCTATCCTCATGACAAGTCTGTGGCTATGGCCAGAGCAGAGGGTGCAAGAAGCAATTCTATTTCTGTGACTGTTACAGGGAATAGCTTTACGGTTAGAGAAGAAGCGGATATTAATAAGATTGGAGACGCCATAGCTAGGAAGCTATCTATGGCTGTAAATAACAGAGGGGGGTGGTCTTTTAGTGGAAATATGGCTTAATCATTTGGCGATTCCCGTGCTGCCTTCTGAGTATAAAGTGCAGAGCTCTCAGAGAAATCGTAGCGAAAATATCATAGGAATTGGAGAAGTATCTCTAAAGGGGAAAAGGAACTTGCGTACAGTGACGTTTAGTTCCTTTTTTCCACTCCGAAAGGACTCTTCATATTGCAGAAAGGGAAAAATATTAAAACCTCTACAGTATGTAAATGCAATTGAAAGAATGAAGCAGGTGGGTACTGTGAAGCTCGTAATTACCGGGAGTCCTCTACGTATGACTTGCACAATAGAATCTTTTGAATGGGGAGAAAACGACGGCACCGGTGATATTAGCTACACAATCAGCTTTAAAGAATATCGGCATATAAGTGCGTCTAGGTCTTCAGTAGTACAAGACAATGCTTCTTCCGGTCCGGCTGATTTAAGTGTGCCCGCACAAACGCATGAAAATCTAAGGACGGAGCCTCAAACCAGTACGCAAGATTACACGGTTAAAAAAGGAGACACCTTAACAGCTATAGCGAAGCGCTTAACAGGTTCTTCAAATTGGAGGCCTATTTATAACGCGAACAGAGGGATAATAGGAGGGAATCCGAATAGGATTTATCCGGGTCAGCGACTGGTTATACCGGGAGGTTAGAATGGTAGTAACACTGATTAAAGAGTCCGGACAGTATAACATACCTGTTTCTAAAGTGGAGTGGAGTGGTTCGGCAAGTCAAGCGGCAAGAGAACTTAGCTTTGATTTGATTAACGCTCCGAATGACAGTTTTAATCTTCCGAAAGTGGCTACAGGGGATTTTGTGAGCTTCTCCTACAATGGTGAAGAGGTTTTTTATGGCCAGATTTTTGGGGTAGAAAGAAGCTCTAACATAGGCACTATAAGCTATACGGCCTATGACATGATGAAAAACCTTCTGGAAAGCACAGGGCAGTATAATTTCAAGAATTTGACAGCGGAGGGGATAGCAAAACAGGTCCTGGATGATATGCAGATACCCATAAGGCATTTACATCCAACAGGTGTGAATATCCCCTCTTTACTTTGTGACGATAAAGGGATTTATGAAATCATTATGGGAGCCTATACAAAAGCGCATCAGATAACAAAGGATAAATATTTCCCGATGATTTATAAAAGAGGCTTTGCAGTCTATAAGACAGAATGGAGCGTAAAGAACTTTATCCTGTCCGAGATGGAAAATATTACTGCCGCGAGCCTTACCGAAACTATGGAGACCATCGTAAACAGAGTAAAGATTTATGACGACAAAGGAAATCAGGTGGGCGAAGTAAAAGATGACGGATCTATAAAGAAATTCGGTGTTTTTCAAAAAATATTTAAAAAGGGTGAAAAGGATTCTGCGCAATCGGCGAATGCCCTCATGAGCGTACAGCCCAAGCAAGAGATAAAGATAAGTGCTTTAGGTGATATTAACTGCTTAAGCTGTTATTTTGTGAATATCAAGGACTCCGCTACGGGGCTCAATGGCAAATATTGGATAAGTTCTGATAGGCATAGTTTCGACGGGGAATCTTATAAAATGGATCTCGATATTCGTTTCGACTCCGTCATGGACGAAAAAAACTTTGATGATAAGAAAGAGGATAAAAAGAATGTGGGAGAGCAATCTAGCGGATCTAATTCCAAGGGAAAGGGAAACAAGAGAATTAAAACTCGCGGTAATGACAGGACCGGACTCACTAAAACTGGGAAAGTTGGAACTGGCGAAGGAGGATCTACTAATAAGTCAGCACTTAACAGACCGCGTGTGCGTGCAAGCATTCTTGAACGCTCCTCCTAACGGAGGTCCTTGTACGGACAAGAGTAAATACTGGGAGAAACTTAAAGCCGGAGATACCGTGCTTGTGTATCAGATTTCCGACTCAAAATTTGTAATTATTGATAGGGTGGTGAGCCTATGAGTCTGTTACCGTCTTTTTATGATGTTAAAGAAAACCTATCAGCTGATGATTACTTCCCTCGGGAGTATGAGATAGATTTTAAAGAAAATCGTCTTACCGGAAGGATCGTAGAGGGGTTAGAAGCTATCCGTGTTTGGGTGTGGTGCTGTGTGCATACGGAGCGATTTCGATACGCCCTATATTCTTGGCAGTACGGTGTATCTTTAGAGAAATATCTCGGGCAGACCACTACGGAAGAGTATCTGGAAGCGGACAGCAGAGCGGAAATAGAAGAAGCTTTAAAAATTCATCCTTACATCACGGGTCTAGATGATTTCCAAGTAAGTAAGACCGGACCGAAGTTAAGTATCAAATTCACAGTTAAGACAAGGCTGGGAAAGATAGAGGTGGCTGAAAATGTATGAGAATCAAAACATGGAGACTATCCTCGGACGAATGCTGTCAAGGATAGAGGGGGATATAGATAAGCAAGAAGGATCGCTACTATATACTGCAAACGCTTTAGGTGCTATCGAGCTCGCTACGGTATACACAGAACTTGACTGGATGCTAAGACAAGCCTTCACCGATACCGCGGACCGTGAGTATGTAATCATGAGGGCGAAAGATAGGGGGATTATTCCGGAACCGGCTACCAAAGCGATTCTTAGAGTCACCTCTGTACCGTCAGAGGTCGAGATCCCTATTGGAGAGCGCTTTACAGGAGACGCGGCAAATTACAAAGTGATAGAGAAGATTTCCTTGGGATCGTACAAGGTTGAATGTGAGGAGCCCGGAATCGTCGGGAATAAAACATACGGAAAGATTCTCCCAATTGGATACATCGATAAGCTGGAAGAAGTAACTATATCTGAACTGCTTATTCCCGGAGAGGACGAGGAAAGTACGGACAGCTTGAGGGAGCGCTTCTTTAACTCCTATAAGTCCGTAGCTTTTGGAGGAAACAAGGATGACTATATTGATAAGGTCCTCGCTATTCACGGCGTAGGTGCGTGTAGGGTGAGAAGGATTCCTGTTGAGGATGTAAAACGGGAATCTCTAATCCCTCCTGATGGTACGGATACATGGATAAGTAGCATGGCAGCAGAGGAAAGCATCAAGAAATGGATAAAACGTGTATACGAGCTTTTAAAGAAGAATGCGCTATCAATTGGTGGAAGCGTATCTGTGCAAATACTGGATACTACCTTTGCTAAAGCAAGCGATGAGCTGATAAAGAGAGTGCAAGAAAGGCTAGATCCACTTCATGGAGAGGGGTATGGCCTTGCACCTATAGGACATAATGTTTTTGTTAGCACCCCAAAGGAAAAGGAAATTACTGTATCAGGAAAATTCACGTTCGACACCGGGTACAGTTTTTCAGCCCTTGAGAGTCAAATTAAAGAGGTGCTTGAAAAATATATGCTTGAACTTAGAAAGCTCTGGTCAAAAGAGAATGCTGTAGTTAGGCACGTGCAGATTACAGCTCGACTCTTAGCTATTGAGGGAATTGTCGATATAAAGAACACAAAAATCAACGGCAGCACTGATAACTTAGACCTTTTGGAAGATGAAATACCGGTCTTGAAAGCGGTTTCGGAGGCTTAAATGAGAGATATAAATTTACTTGTAAACCTTCCTGAATTCTTGAGAGAGCTGAAAGATTTTCAAGCCGTGGGGGTGTCTGAAAATCCGGAGTTTACCTTTTTTTGGTTAAAGATGGAAAACTGGCTAAAGGATCGCTTCATATCCTCTATGACAGAGGACGGTCTTACAAAAATGGAGCAATTCCTTCGAATCCGTCCATTAGATAGTGATACTTCGGAAGATAGAAGGCAAAGGCTAGTAGCTATTGAAAACAAGGCTCTTCCTTACACCCTCAGGAAGCTTCGAGAAGTCCTCACGAATGCCTGTGGAGAAGGGAACACTACTGTAGAAGTGGAGAACTATTTTGTTCGCATTCCCGTTAAACTCGCAAGTCTTAGATCACTCGATTTCATAAGAGAGACTGCAGAGCAAATGATTCCGATGAATATGCTTTTTGAAATCTATGTGATCTATAACAGATGGAGGAATTTCAGTAAGAAAACGTGGGGAGAAATGAAGTCTGTCACGTGGGACGATGCTTATCAGAATGAGAGATGGCAGAAAGGAGTATCATGACGCAAACAGAAAACTTGAAACTGAACAAACCGGATAAAACGGACTTTATAGATATTGAAAAGCTTAATGAAAATATGGATAAACTGGATAGTACTTTGAAGCCAATTTTATCATTAGCCAATACGAAAGAGGTGACGGTCATTTTGTCTGCAAGTAACTGGTCCTCTTCTGCACCATACTCCCAGAAGATAGCTGTCCCATCCGTAAAAGCAATGGACTCCGTATCTATGGGAAAGGCGCATACAAAAGCCTCCTCTGTAACAGACATTGAGACCTATGACGAGATGGCAGGACTGATTACCAGCGCAGAAGTTACGGACGGCTTCGTGACCTTCTACTGTGCAGCAGAGAAGCCTGATGAAGATTTTAAAGTAAAACTTAAGGGGGTGAGTAAGTAATGGGTAATGTTTTTATTCCTCTTGGAGGGTCCGGAGGGAAGAATAGAGGAACAACAGCGGTTCTAGGAGACAGTACACCTTTCTCAAATACCGGAGCAGTAATGAGCCTTCCATTGCCTGCAGGAAACTACAAGAAAAGTGTAAGCAATCCCAGAACTAGCTATGGAGACGGGAAAAATGCAGAGGTAACTATTTCTGTAGGACTCCTTCGAAAAATGGTGCTAAAGGTTTTTGGGATTGCGAGTATCAAAAATCTGCAACTAACAGCTATTGAAAACCAACAGATAAGAGTTACTTGGGCGAAGCCCGACAGAGGGCTATGGAATGGCGTTCATCTTGTTTTTAAATATGACTCTATGCCTACCGGTATAGATGATGGTTTTATGTTTAAGGACAGTGCTGACGTATATTTTGACACGGACAAATTAGAAGAAAAGGAAGTGTACGTAAGAGCTTTCAACTACCTAACCGTAGCTAACGGAAGATGGTATGATGACGGAGAGATAAGCACACACGTTAAAGTGAAAGCCGTAAGTGGCTCCATCACACTTTCGGCGGGGGCCGGTGTTTGGACCGTGCCGGAAGGTGTTAAGCGGATAAGATACATTCTTGTAGGTCATGGTGGGATGGGAGGTGCAATAGATAGTCCCGGAGCAGGAGGCGGTGGTGGTGGCGGATATTTCAAGCAGGGTTACATGAATGTCACGCCCGGACAAGGGATTAATTACATCATTCCAAGTACCGTAAAAGCCGGATATACCTACAATCATCAGGCAGACCGTGCAGAGTATCACACTGTTTTCGGTTCTGACAGAGTTGCATACGGACGAAATGCTGCATCAAGGGCATCGGATAAGTCTGACAGTAAAGGAGGAAACGGTGGTTCCGGAGGCGGCGGACCATGTTTGGGGGCGTGGGGAAACGGTTCTCCCGGGGGTTCAGATGGTTCAGATGGTATCTTTGGTGCTCAGACAAATGCATCTAGGCCTGCTTCTTATGCTTCAGGAGGTACAGGTCAGCACTCAAGCACAAGGGGATTCA